CGTTTGGTCGTGTGTTGGGTTCAGGGGCGTGCTCTTCCGGTCTTTTGTTTTTTTTTTTTTTTTTTTAGTATATAATTAAGGATCTTAATTTGCAGGGAAAATCCTAATAACCCTCACATGAAGTGAGAGTTAGCGGCAAAACCTGCATGCTATACTGTACATTATTACTTAGAGTAACTATATTTTGCGCTCCAAAGGGCTCGATGTTTTGTGGACACCTGCTCCAATGGAACATAGTTACTTGTGGAATTACATACTTGTAATTCTCACTTCATGTTTATTAATTTGATTGGACACCAAAACCCATGTTTTGGTCCCAATCGGAGATATACCTTTCATAAGGATATACCTCAGGATATTGATTTGTTACAGAATAGGCTATATCTATTAGCCTAGAACTGTGTTCTTTAAAATGTTCTACTGAATATTGAGCGAGTTCGTAAACACTATCTCTAATATTATCTAATGCCGCACCTTGTTCATCGGTACATTTCCGCACCCAATTGGGTGTTTCCATAATTACCTCCATAGGCATTGGCGCCCGGTAGACTGGGCCATCCTTCCTAAACTTTCGTTTCAAATAAGCGACCTCGCTTAGTTGTCGGAAGGGTTGTTGTTGGTCACTTTTGGTTTCATCTGTATAGATCATACCAAAGCTAGCATAAGCGTTAGTGACAGTTATCTGATTAAATTTGTCTGCTACACTATCACTTAGATTAATAACATTATCGTCACCATAGGATACCATGCTAACATGGTCGTCAAATGGTTTCTCATGGTTGCCCATACACCTATAATAAGCAATTCTCATGCTAACACTATTATAAAAAGAATTTAAAATAGTGGTACATGGATTACCCGAGGGTTGGGAATGAGAAAGACTAACAAATCTATTGTTACATAATTGAATACTATTATAAACGTCCAAAAACAACACCTCACGAATAAGAGCGTTCTCTGGACCATCATTATAAAATTTATTTACAACTGACACAAATTTACTCATAATATTGCTATTTAATGTGCCATCAAATGAAGAGAAATCGCCAGCAAACACCTTATCGCCTTTGGTCATAAGCTTCTTCGCCGTGCGAGTCCAATCATAATCGTACACATTAGTACCTACTGATTGTTCATTATCAATTCTGTTTTCCATTATATGTGCTATAAATCCTAAGAAATACTGCCTAAAGGCTATCGTATAATCTTGGGGACCGCTCGCAAAGACTCGTGTCTTGCGAGCTAATACTTTTTCAAGGGGTCTACGTTCATCCTTAAGAGTCGCAGACCACACTGTGGGAGTCCTGATACCTTTGCTGGCATCACTAATTCGAGCTTCCACAGCTTTTCTTACTGTTTCATCATATAGGAATACCTCATCATCACCAAACCAGCCGGTCTTTCCTGGTTTACCCGCTTTGCGTTGTAAAACCCAAGGATAGCCGGCCGAAGAGTGACGATTGAGGCTTGAAAGGTAGGGCGAATGATCACATCCCCTTATAGCTTCCTCGTAGGTTAACACACGCGCAAGCTCAGGGTCTCGATTACTTAAAAGTAACCGTTCCACTTCGCTCACGGCGGCATCAACCTCAGAATCTAAAATATAGGGGGTATTGATAGCATTCTTCTTCATGTTCTTAATCATAATATCTTCATCAGGAGAGTATAGTACACTTGGCGCTGTCAATACTGGATCAATTTTGTCATAAAATATTGACTTTCTTATGTCGCTTTTTGAGGGTACGAAGATCTTATTCGTACAATCCCCCAAATTTCCAAATGTATCAATTCCCACACCTAATAATTTAATTAGACTTTCTTCGTTATATTCCACATTTTGTTGTAACTTGACACTCTTAGTCAATATTAGGCAAAGAGTCAAAGTCAGTTGTCACGACCTTGGAAAATTGCTCTAAAGTTGTTAGCAGGTCCTGTTGTGTAATAGATTGTCCATAAGCTTTGGTACCATCAGTACTACCAGCAATATGGATGCCTGCTATTTTTCTAATGAATGTTGTCTCTTGACACACTACTGGTGAACCACAATCTCCATTTATTGTATTTAATGTGTACTCCAGACAATCCCTTACTGTCATAGTCCCGTGCTCAGTATTAAACTGGGCACCAAACATACGAGCACTACTATTACCTAACACAGTCAACGTATTGACACCACCATAATTTCTAATGGTGGGCACACACACATCGGCTCTACGTACACTTAATTCTGGCATAGTCTGGAAATGTTTAACTAAATCTGAATGTGCATTCACATACCTAGGGAATTGTAATAATGCTGCGTCTTTATCATAACCATTAACACTTACGATATTCTTAGCTTTAATACATTTCATTGGAAGGATAAACTCCGAACCAAAAATGTTCCTAATTTTAATAGTATCTTCATCAGTAATACTCATAAATAAATGTTTGGGAACTAGAGCTACAGTATCTCGTATAAACAAACACTGGAGAATCTTATTAAAAGAATCTCCACGTTTCACACTAATCATGTATAAATTATTCAACACTCTAGTATTAATTAAATCTTGAGCGCTGGCATCTTTCCATGCCTGCATATCTACTTCCACGCTCT